GACCCGTTCGACCGGGACGTCTGGTCGCGTTGTATGCCCGCCCTCGGCCTCACCGTCAACGAGCAAGCCGTCGAACACGCGATGAGCACCATGACCCTCAACGAGTTCAAGCGGTCATACCTCAACGTCTGGTCGGTAGTCGACGAGCGGATGATTCCGGGCAAGGTGTGGGCGGCGTGTTGCTCCGCGAAAGTCGCCCCCGCTGGGACGCTCTCCTTCGCCGTAGACGTCGCCCTCGACCGCTCATCGGCGTCCATCGCAGTCGCCGACCACGAAGGCCACATCGAACTCATCGACAACCGGGACGGCGTCTCATGGGTCGCGAACCGTGTTCTCGAACTCGTCCGACGATGGAAGGGAACCGTCGTCGTCGACGGCTTCGGCCCCGCCGGAACTCTCCTTGACCCGCTCAAGCAAGTCGGCGTCCCGATCGTCGTCTACAAGACCGCCGACGTCGTCGCCGCCTGCGGCCTCTTCTACGACGCCGCGCTCGACAAGAACCTCAAGGTCAAGTCCGACGACCGGCTCGACAAGGCAGTCGCCGCCGCGACACGACGCAACATCGGGCAACAATGGCTCTTCCAACGCAACGTCCCCTCCGCCGACATCACCTCGCTCTACGCCACCGTCATCGCATGGCATCACGCGACGCATCGGAACAAGTCCGTCGCCCGACCCGCGTCGCGCATCTACTAGACTCGGGCAGAGCATGGGCGCACTCTCTCGTCTCCGAGACTTCTTCATCGTCGAGCAACGATCACTCGGGACGGCGTACTCGGCAACGTATCCGAACGTCTACGTCGACGCCGCCGGAAGAATGTCGACGCACTTCGTCGACGTCAACGCCGGAGTCATCGTCGACGAACGCTCAACGATGTCGATCCCCGGAGTCTGGCGTGGCGTCACACTCATCTCCGACGCGATCGGACAACTCCCACTCCACGCCTACCGCAAGAACGGACAGTACGTCAACCCGCAACCGCTCCTCCTCGAGCGACCCGTCCCAACCGAGACACGGATGGAGACACTCTCGGCGATGGTCTCCGCGCTACTCGTTCACGGAAACTACATTGCGATCCTCGGAGCACCCGGCGCGAACGGCTACCCGGATCAGTTCTACCCGGTCAACCCGGCCCGCGTCTCAGTCATTCGACGCGACGGCGAGATCTACTACAAGATCTACGACCACGAACACAACCCGGTCGAGTACCGCTCCGACGAGATCCTCCACATCAAGGGATTTTCGCAACCCGGCGACCTCGTCGGCTATGGCATCCTCGCCGCGCAACGTCAGAGCCTCGGCGGTGCGATCGCCGTACAAACCTACGCTCAACGCTACTTCAACGGTGGAGCAGTCCCGAACGTCGTCATCGAATCAACCGACCCCGACCTCTCGCAAGAGAAGGCCGAGCAGTTGAAATTTCAATGGATGCAACATTACGGCGGCATCAACCACGCACCGCCGGTACTCAACGAGACGACCAAGATCAAGGAGATCTCGCACAACGCGCGCGACTCGCAACTCATCGAGGCGCGCACCTTCTCGCTCACAGAGATCGCCAACATCCTCGGACTCCCGGGCTACTACCTCGGCGCACCGAACTCGTCGCGCACCTACTCGAACGTCTCCGAAGAGAACCTCCAACTCGTCCGATGGTCGCTCATGCCGTGGATCGCCCGCATCGAGCAGAAGTTGACCGACTACCTACCGCGAGGCCAGTACGTCAAGTTCAACCTCGACGCACTCCTCCGCCCGGACACGAAGTCCCGATACGACGCCCACAAGGTCGCCCTCGATGCCGGCTTCCTTACCGTCGACGAAGTACGCGAGATCGAAGACCTCGACCCAATGGAACCGATCACCGACCTCGAAGACGACGTCAAGGGAACGGAAGAACTCGACGAAGAACTCGACGACATGAACGAAGAGATGGACATCGAGACCGACGTAGACTCGTCGGAGGACACGGAAGAGATCGTATGAGCATCGAGACCCGCCGCTACGAACTAGACCTCGAAGTCCGCGCCGAAGGCGACGGACGTACAGTCTGCGGAATCTGCGTCCCCTACGATCGCGAGCAACGCATCCACGCAGGACTCACCGAAGTATTCCGCAAGGGTGCATTCGACGCAGTCACCCGCGCCGCTAACCGCGTCAAAATGCTCTACCAACACAAGAGCGACAACCCGATCGGACGCGCCACTCTGCTCCGCGAGGACGCCTCCGGCTTGTACGGCGAGTTCCGCATCTCCAAGACCGAAGCCGGTGACGAAGCCCTCGAACTCGTACGCGACGGCGTACTCACTAACTTCTCGGTCGGCTTCCAACCGTTGAAGGATCTCCGCCGCAAGGACGGCGTCGTCGAGCGCGTCAAGGCTCACCTGGCCGAAGTGTCCCTCGTCACGTTCGGCGCATACGGTGACGCCGCCGCGGTCGCCGCGGTGCGCGAAGTGATCGAGAAGCCGAACCTCGCCCAACTTGAGAACGTACTAGCAAGGATCAAACGATGATCTCAAAGGCCTACTCAGTCACCTCAACGCGACAGATCGTCATCGCCGCCGACGAGATCCCGCGCACGATCTATCTACAGATCGCCGGGAACTCCACCGTCTACGTTGGTGGAGCCGACGTCACTTCGTCGATCGGCGTCCCGTACGAGAAGCACTCGTCACCTCACACCGTATTCGTCCCACAGTACGAGAACCTCTACGCGGTATGCGCCGACGGAGTCACCGAGTCTCTGAGAGTGCTCTATCCGAACCTCGACGCCTAGCCGTCATGCCGTGGCACATCGAGACCAATAATCCCGAGTGCTCCGGATACGCGGTCGTCAAGGATGACGACGGCGAGATCGAAGGTTGCCATCGCACCCGCCGCGAAGCGTTAGCGCAACTAGCCGCGCTCAACATCGCCGAAGCAGAACGCGCAGACGATCAATCGCTCAAGGAGCGACAGGACTCGTACACGCCGAACGATGCGATGGTCGCCGAGGCTCGTCGCGGCCTCTCATGGCGCGAGGTGTACGGTCGCGGAGGAACGCTTGTCGGCGTTGCGCGCGCCCGGGACATCGTCAACCGTCGCGCTCTCTCGTACGACACAGTCGTGCGGATGCGTTCATACTTCGCTCGACATGAAGTCGACAAGCAAGGCGAAGGGTATCGACAAGGCGAACCCGGCTACCCGTCGGCGGGTCGGATCGCGTGGGCGTTGTGGGGAGGCGACGCCGGTCGAGCGTGGGCGAATCGAATAGTGGAACAGGAAGCGGCGCGCGACTAGACTCGCGTCAGGCCGCACCCTCGGCTCGCGCAGAGCGCACCCGGCATCATGCCGCACCCGCCACGCGAGGCAACGAGCACCCGGTAGGAACATCACCAACTCTTACCCCAAAGGATCAAACCGTGAACACATTCCTCTCATCGCTTCACGAGAAGCGGAATCAGAAAGCCGACCTCATCGACGCGACGCTCAACCGCGCCGCCGAAGAGGATCGCGACATCTCCGAAGTCGAGGCCGCGAACATCGCCGCCCTCGCGAAGGAGATCGAGAAACTCGACGAGCGTATCGCTCAGGTCACCGACATCGAGACCCGCAAGGTTGCCGCCGCCGAACTCGCCCGCAAGGTCGAGGGCGACAAGGTAGAGACCCGTCAGGTCGGCGGATGGAAGGTCAAGAGCGAAGAGCGCACCTACCGTCAGAACGGCGAGCACTCGTTCATCCGTGACGCATTCGCCGCACAGGTTCTCGGCGACTTCGACGCCCGTGAGCGCATCGCGCGCCACACGCAGGAAGAGAAGATCGAGAAGCGCGACGTCACCTCGGCCAACTTCGCCGGACTCGTCGTCCCGCAGTTCCTCACCGACCTCGCCGCCCCGTTCGCGCGCGCAGGCCGTCCGTTCATGGACGTCTCCCGTCAACACGCACTCCCGGCTAACGGCCTCACGCTCTCGATCTCGCGCGTGACGACCGGCTCGGCAACCGCCGTGCAGACGGAAGGCTCCGCCGTGCAGGAAACCAACATGGACGACACCAAGTTGGACATCTCGGTCGTCACCGTTGCCGGCCAGCAGAACGTGTCGCGTCAGGCTCTCGAGCGTGGCACGGGCATCGACTCGCTCGTCATGGCCGACCTCGTCTCGGCGTACCACACGCAACTCGACGCCCTCAACGTCACCACCTCGGCGACGTCGTTGACAAACACGATCACGCAGGTCATCACCTACACCGACGCCTCGCCGACGGTCGCGGAGTTGTACCCGAAGATCCTCGACGGCGTACAGCGCATCCAGACGAACTACTTCGGTGGCCCGAACTTCATCCTCATGCACCCGCGCCGTCTCGCCTACATTCTCGCCGCCGTGGACTCGACGGGTCGCCCGTTGGCAGTCCCGACGCAGAACGGCCCGATGAACGCGATCTCGGTCGGCTCTGGCTCCGTCGTGTACGGAAACTCGGGCTACTCAATCGCCGGACTCCCGGTCATCACCGACGCCAACGTCATCACGACGAACGGCGCAGGCGCGAACGAGGACGTCATCATCATCGGCAACACGCAGGAATCCCACTTGTGGGAGACCGCAGGCGGCTCGCCGTTCATGCTCCGGTTCGAGGACGTCAAGTCGGCGGAACTCGAAGTCAAGATGGTCGTCTACGGCTACTCGGCGTACACGGCAGGCCGTTACCCGAACGCCTTCGCACTCATCGGCGGAACGGGTCTCGTCACCCCGACATTCTGAGCCTCCCCCTAGTCGAGACCCGGGTCATCTACTGGCGATGATCCGGGTCTCGCGGGGTCTCAGAAGTCAACAGATCATCACCGCGACCTCTAGTCGCGTGAGTTCGTCGGCCCGTCTCGGCTCTGAGGATTCCGTTTCGCCTCCTCGCGTCGAGTCCCAAGAGTTACCCGCTCCGAGGCGGGCCGACATACCTCGCAAGAAACGAAAGAAGGCCTAGAACATGGCGATCACGAACGGGTACGCGACACTCGCACAGTTTCAGGCCTACGCCAACATGAGCACTCTCACGGCGGGCGAGACGACAACGATCGAGAAGGCCATCGAATCGGCCTCCCGCTCGATCGACCGAATCACGAACCGACGGTTCTACGCCGACTCCACCGCGCAACAGAGGTTCTACCGTCCGATCGACTGGTATCGCCTCGACGTCGACGACATCTCCACGACGACCGGGATCGAGGTCGCATTCGATCAGACCGGGAACGGCAACTACACGCAAGTCCTCACATTTCAGACCGACTACATCCTCGACCCGATCAACGCACCACAAAAGCAGATTCCGTACACGCGGGTCGTCATGGTCGGAGCGACCACACTCCCGGCCCCGTACTCGTGGAGACCCGCCGTTCGAGTCACCGCCCGGTACGGTTGGTACAACGGCGTCGCACCCGACGACATCGTCGAAGCAACCCTCATCCTCTCCGCCGACCTCTTCAAGCGAGCCTCCTCCGTCGGCGGTGTCCTCGGCCTCTCAGAACTCGGCGCGATCCGCATGAGTCCCCTCGGACGCGACATCGCCGCGATGACCCGCGCATACCGTCGGGACGTCGTCGCATGATCCCGTCACAAGTTCGAGACGCACTCAAGACCGCCGTCAACATCACCAGCCTCCGCGTCTACGACACCGTCCCGGACGGCCTCATGCCGCCCGCGCTCGTCGTCGGGCAACTCTCGATCGACTGGGATCTCGTGTTCGCCCGCGGCGCAGACTCCGCGACCGTCGACCTCATCCTCATCGCGGGCCGTATGTCCGACCGAGCCGCACAGGACTACCTCGACAGTCTCCTCACCGCGACCGGGACAAACTCGATCAAGACCAAGATCGAAGCAGATCAAACCCTCGGCGGCACAGTCACCTCCGTCCGATGCGTCTCCGCCGTACCGATCGCCGTCACCGTCGCCGGTGTCGAGATGCTCGCCTACCGCTTCTCCGTAGAGTTGTGGGGATGAAGCACTACGAGATCATGTCGCGCCGTATGGCAGGATTCGCCGTCGGCGACATCGTCTCCGAAGAAGAACTCGTCCGGCGCGGCATCTCCCCCAAGGGCCGAGTCGCGACGCACCACATCAGAGAAGCCGACTACAATGAAGAACCGAAGCCTCGCAAGCGTCAAGGCGCGCGCAAGGACGGATCGGATCGACACAAGGAGTAACCTCTAGATCATGGCAACAGTCACCCAACTCGGCACGGCGGACGTCTTCACCGTCGGCGGCGTCGATCTGAAGGATCAACTTCAGAGCATCACGATCACCTACACGAAGGAAGCC